GCAGCCATCACATCAGTACCGGAAAGAGAGTCAGAAGCCGTGGCCCGTGGTGAGTCGCTCATCATCGGGCTTTTTGGCGAGTGAAATTTAGCTACGCTTTCGAGTCTCATGGTCTTCCCCTCTTGCCCTGTTTGACCATCAGGACGCCGTTAACTATTACGTGACGCTCGCCTTTGCTGTCTCGGTTGTACTTGAGCACTGTTCCTCTTGCGCAGGAAAGCATCCTCGCCACTTCGGTCTGATTTCCTCGTGTCTGGATAAGAAGCTCTGGTATCGTTTGAATTGTGGCGTTCATACGTTCTCCAGTTCGGTGATTTTTATTCCAAGCCGTCCGCCTGGTACTTTCACACCACGAATTACGCGAATGTCATCGAATTGCTCGTCGTCTTCCGCAAATCCGGCGTGGATAAGGGAGTCGAGTAAACCTTTAAGAATGTTGTCGAGGTCGCGGCGGCGGGAGTCTGGAACGTCTGCGATGACTTTGATTCGTAGTCGTGATTTGGTGAAAATGTCTAACTTGAGTTGGCGGATGATTTGCTGAACGTCTTTTCGGTATTTCTGGCCTTTATCGCTGATGTAGTATTGGCTTCCCCGTCTTCGCCAGTAGGTATTCACCGACGGCGGGTATGGAAGCACAAACTGATATTCGTTCATGGCTTAATCTTCCCCTCCTTCAGCAGTATCGCCTGCGTCCTGATCACACCTTCGAGGTGGTAAAGTCTGGCGTCTTTGTTTTCGAGATTATGGGTGCGTCGGTCGATCTCCGCGTGACACGCGCTACAAGCCCATGCGCCGATCAGGTCGTCAGGTTTCATTCCCGTTCCGCAAATTCCAGCCATCCGGTAATGTGCCAGAACTGTAGTTTCAGGATTGCCATTGCATACGCCGTAAATACGTACCTGGCATTCTCTGCCGCGCGCTTCTTTGCGTAGGTTAGCCATTTACCTTCCCTCGCAATTGAAGAATTGACTGAAGGTCTTTTTTAATAAATATGCGAGTGCGAATTGAGCAGTAGTTTTCCTTCATTCTGGCGTAGTAATAGTCTTTTCTTTGCTTAAGCTTGTTGGCATCCGCTGTCATCCAGTCTTTTACAGCAAACTTAATTAACCAGCGGTGGCAGAGATACCATTTCAGGTAATCACTCATCGTCTTCTTCCTCGTACATTGAGCTATTCGGATCGCTCATCAGCTCTGCGCAGCAATCGGAGCACACGTGAACTTCCAGCACATGCAGCTTCTGACCGCAGTTAGCGCACGTTAAAGCTCGCTCGACGCTTTCTTTCTGGTATTGAAGGGTTTGGGATGGGCTAAGCATTATTGGATTCTCCGCATCATGAGAAAGACAATCATGGCGGCACGGAGTGGATTGTCATATGCGACACCAACATTCGGTCCGGCATCATCAAACAAGTCCCTTGCGTTGTCTGTGGCGCACGGCATTGAGGGATTGTCTAAAATTATGCTGATGTTGTTTTCAGTGATAATCGGCCATGCGTCTGCTGGGTTATTGCAGTAGTCGTACCATCGATAATTACCATTTGCTTCATTGCCAACAGACCGTCCATCTGCGTTGTGCGGATAACCTAATGGTTTTGCCCCAACTATCGCTTTAAATACTCGCTTGTTAATTTCAAAATCACTTAACTGTGAATAATCCATTGTCATTTCCTCGCACGATGTCTTAGCCACCGGATATCCCACAGGTGAGCCGTGTAATTGAAGTTTTTTACGTCAGATTCTTTTGGGATTGGCTTGCGTTTATTTCTGGAGCGTTTCGTTGGAAGGTATTTGCAGTTTTCGCAGATGATGTCGGTGATACTTCGTCGTTGTCGCCTCATGCCGCCCTCCTGACGCCCTGCCCGATCGCCATCAATGCCGCTTTGGATACGGTAGTAAACATCCGTCGAGGACTGATGAACGGTCGCCAAATCAGCAGCATGGAGCCTTTGCTGTTTCCCTTCTTCTCCAGCCCTGTCGATGGTTCGATAAAATTAATCCGTCCATCAGTGATAATGCGAACTTCGTCGACACTCTCCAGAGCCTTGCTGAACCATCCGACAGACATATCCTCTGGCACAAGCATCACTACCGTCTGTCGTTGTTGTATGCACTGCTCAGCGGCTTTTTCCACCCACGGCCTGATATTGCTGTACGGTGGGTTATTCCAGATTGCACCGTGGCTTATCCACTCAGAATTTAGCGCGTCGTCAGCCTCAGTTAGCCAGTGAGCGCACAGAGCATTTTTGTCGCTCGCTGCCGAATCCAGCCAGAATCCAAACTCAATATCCAGTGCATCAAAAAGCCAGAGCGGCGTTTGCCAGCAGTCCTTGTCGTGTGATGGCGTATTTGATTTGATAGTCATGCAGCCCGATCTCCCCATCGCGCTTTCCATTCGAGAGCCAGTCGCGCTTCGTCTGACCACTTAACGCCACGCTCTGTACCGAATGCCTGTATAAGCTCTAATAGCTCCGCAAATTCGCTTACACGCATCCTGCTGGTTGACTGGCCTATTACCACAAAGCCATTCCCGGCAAGGTTAGGAACAACGTCCTGCTGCTTTAATGCTGCTGTAAAAACGCACTTCCAGCTTTCTGCATCCAGCCAGCGACCATGCCATTCAACCTGACGAGAGACGTCACCAAGGCAAGCCCAAAGCTTTCGATTCTGGTCTAAGCTGCGGTTGCGTTCCTGAATGGTTACTACGATTGGTTTGGTTGGGTCTGGAAGAATTTGCTGTACCGCGTGAATAGCGTTTTGCTGATGTGCTGGAGATCGAATTTCAAAGGTTAGTTTTTTCATGACTTCCCTCTCCCCCAAATAAAAAGGCCTGCGATTACCAGCAGGCCTGTTATTAGCTCAGTGATGTAGATGGTCATCTTTTAACTCCATATACCGCCAATACCCGTTTCATCGCGGCACTCTGGCGACACTCCTTAAAAATCAGGTTCGTGCTCACCTTTCCTTCCCGTTCTTCTCTGGTAGCGAACCGGTAATACACCGTTCGCCAGACCTTACCTTCGATAACCAGAAGACCTGCCCGTGCCATTTTAGCCGCGGCCTGATTTATGCTGGTTACTGTTGCGCCTGTTAGCGCGGAAACGTCCTGTGCACAGAAGCTCTTATGCGTTCCGAGGTAATGAATAATTGCCTCTTTGCCCGTCATACACTTGCTCCTTTCAGTCCGAACTTAGCTTTAATTTCTGCGATCTTCGCCAGAGCCTGTGCTCGATTTAGAGGTCTGCCGCCCATGACAGGAAGTTGTTTTACTGGTTCAGGTATAGTCTCACCACAGTTAATTCGCGCTGTCATACAGGTCAGCTCATCGGCAGCCTTACGCCGTAATTCCGCGTCAGTCAGCGCATTGGCCCGCATGTTCTGGTACAGGTTGGTAACCAGCCAGTAGTGCGCGTTTGATTTCCACGGATAAGACTCTGCATCTGGATACAGGCCACGCTTCCGGCAATACTCGTAAACCATATCAACCAGCTCGCTGGCGTTTGGCAGTCCGGCAATAACAGATGCTTCTTCACGACACCAGGCAACAAACTGCCCGGGTGATGGCAGGAATGGTCGATTCTGCCGACGGGCTACGCGCATTCCTGCGTTAACCTGTTCCATCGTGGTGATCCCGTTTTCCCGGAAAGCCAGAACCCACTGGCGGCGGATTTCGTTCAGTTCGTTCTGGTCACGGTTAGCCAGGCTCGCCGGGAAAGTTGCCAGTAACTGGCTGAACACACCGTTGATGATCTGCGCTACCTGCTGTACCTGAGGCTTTTCGTCGTACTGTTCCGGCATGTTGTTGGCGATCCGACGCATCTGCTCACGGTCAAAGTTAACCATCTGTGCGGCGATGTTTTTCATAGATCCACCCCGTAAATCCAGTCTGTGTTTGTCAGGTCGAGTTTTGGTTTGCTGGCTGTCACTACTGCCTGTTGCTTGTTACGGTTGATTTCGAGCTGGGTCCACTTGTCGCGGAGTTTGGCCGGGCTCAGCACGTTACCGGACCAGAAGTTGTCCAGGCATGCCCAGCGGAACAGCACGCACATGTCGCGGTGGTTACGTCCGTCACGTTCACGCATCAGGCGGATATCGTTAGCCCACCCTGCAAAATTCGGTTTTCTGGCTGATGGCGCGATAGTCTTCACCATGTCAAACATCCACTCTGCGGCGGTCAGGTCTTCTGCTGTCCCCCACCTGCTGCCGCTCTGAATTGCAGCATCCGGTTTAACCACAGAAAGATCGTTTTCTGGCTGGTCAGAGGATTCGCCAGAATTCTCGGACGAATAATCTTTTCTTTTTTCTTTTGTAATAGTGTCTTTTGTGTCCCCCTGTTTTGAGGGATAGCAATCCCCCAATTTGAGGGATGTTTTATCCCTCGTTTTAGGGGATTTTCCCTCGTTTTGAGGGATACACCATTCTGAGATGTTTTTATTTGGTCCAAACATGCCGCCTTGCTGCTTGATAATATTCATTCTGACGAGTTCTAACTTGGCTTCATTGCACCGTTTGACGGGTAACTTTGTAATCTCGCTAAGTTGAGAATCGGTGATTCTGTCCATTGGTTTATTCCACCCATAGGTTTTACGCAGAATGGCAAGCAGCACTTTAAACTGTCGCTTGGTCAGATCTGCGCCTGAATAAGCCTCAAGCAGCATATTTGATAGTCTGGCGTAACCATCATCGAGATCTGCCACATTACGCTCCTGTCCGGCAAAGTTACCTCTGCCGAAGTTGAGTATTTTTGCTGTATTTGTCATAATGACTCCTGTTGATAG